CGTTCTTGAAGAGAGGCACTTGTAGTCGATCACTGTACCGCCATCCTTTTCGCATTGCCATTTCTGCCACGTTACGATTGTTAAGGGTATACACGCTGTCAACTCCACCAACAGGCATAATATAAACAGGGCCCGTAAAACCTGCCTCGCGATATTCCTTAACAGCTCGTTCTGCATCTTTCAAATCCTCCTCAGAGGCTACTACAAATTTTAAGTATACATAACCCCAGTTTTGATAATCACAAACTATTTCTGGACGAATAGCATCTTCCCACTTTTCTCCAGAGCAAGGTAATTTAGCACTAACACTAAATGTAATTTCTTTGTTGTAATCTGGATGAGGCATTGTCCATTCTAACAAATAATCTTTAAAACTTTCTGACAGTTCTTGGGTGCCGTTTGTTTCAAAGGTAATTTCTTTTAGACCTGTCATCTTGGGATGACGCAACAAGTCTGGATAGGCACGTTGCCAACCTAGCAAAGGTTCACCACCTGTGATAACTAGGTGTTCGTCCTGCCATTCGTTGTGTGGAAGAATTTCCATAATGCGTTCAGCAATAGCATCGCTAGTTAGCATTGGACTTAGGTCTTTAAACTCTGGATGCCAACTAGCATAGCTATCACAACCTGTAGATACCAACGGCAATGCTTCGTATTTTTCGTAAGGAGATCTCTTGTGTTGAATAACAATATCATCTGCCTCTGTGCTTAGTTCACCTCTAGGCATACCAAACCCGGCACACTTGAAGTTGCAACCAAATATACGTAAGAAAACAGAAGGCACACCCATATAGCGGCCTTCACCTTGAATGCTGTAAAACAGCTCTGCGATTTTAATTTTACTCATTGTTTATTATACCTTTTTTTACAAAATTTGTCAAGTCTTCTTTGATCAAACTCCAAGTGCCATCTTCGTTATCGATCCAAATTAAATTATCGCCTTCTTTCCAACCTGCTTCTTTTAATAGGTCTGGAGGAAATGGTAATATACAATCTCCTGTTTCAGGATCTTCTTCAACATTAAGGGTCCAACTTTTAGATTCTATTTTTTTCGTCATTTTCTTTCTTCCAATGCTCGTAGTGTAATTTTCTACACTCTTCTTTAACTTTATTGGGAATATCCGGATGCCATTCTGCCATTCCGCAATCGTATATTCTTGTTTGAGGTTGCTTAGAACCTACTAAAATTAAAATAAAAAATATAGCAAAAATTGAAACTACAACAAGAATGTTTTTCATATGTATTCACTTACTAGTATCTTGCACATAAGTCCATCGTGTTCATTATGAAAATGAAATTTCATACATTCTGTACTAACTTCAGTTCTATATCTATCTCCTGGCAATCCAAATTTTTCTACAATAGTTGCAGTTACATTATTCCAAAATGGCATATTATTTGTTTTTTCGTTCCACGGAACATTAATGGTTACCATTTACGATAGTTTCCTTTTTCTGGAATAACGTGACGAACACCTCCTGTGGGGTCTTCCATATCACCTTTACGTCTTGGAATAAGATGAACGTGTGGCCAAGGAACTGTTTGTCCAGCAGCTGGGCCGTAATTCATACCTATGTTAAATCCGTCCCATTCGCCTTGTTGTACTCTCTTAATACCGTCTCTAACTGCATCTTCAAAACAATCCATTAGAACAGCAACGGTATTATATTTAGGTACAAATAAAAGATGACCCTCTGTTACCGGATAGATATCACGAAATACTTTTACGTGATAATCTTCTTCTATAAGTTCTGTCCACGGCGCTTTAGAATCTTCGATAAAACTAGGCTCGGCGGGAAATATTTTGTTTATATCGGTCATTTTTCTATAAGTTCCTTTATTATATTATATACAATTTTATTACCGTTGTCAGTATAATGATTTGTGTAACCTCTTTCTTTGCTCCAAAGAGTTGAAAAATCTGTATGATATTTTTCTATGGCTAATTCGGCAGCAATCTCTAAATGCGAAATACTAATATATTTTGTTTTTATTAAATTGTTTATTTTGTCTCGAATTAAATTATAGATATCAATTTGATATTCGTCGTCGTAGTGATATCTAAAAAATAGTTTAGCTGACAATAGATTAAAGTTAAAAGGATTAAAATGATTTTCGATATCGTGATATATTAAGTCACAATTTTTTCTAAATCCTGATTTTTGTATAGGATGATTTTTTGTATGAACCCTGCTAGGACTTGTATGACTGACTATCACAACATCAAATGATGTCGTGTTTACACTTTCTATTTGTTTTAGAATTTTGTATTCGCTTATTCCAGGTTCTGATAAATTAGTAACATCGTAATCTTTAGCCAACAGATTAACCCAGCCTGTGTTTGAATCAGGCCAAACTGCTGAAAAACTATCTCCAGCAATTAATATTTTTTTAAACTGGTTAACCATGGAATATAATGTTTGGCAACTAATTCGTGATAGCTAGTATTGTAGTGTTCTTTATCTTCAATAAGAAAATTTTCGTGATTAAACCCTAATTGCTTTGTAAATGATTGAACTGTTTTAGAAGCAATTCTAGTATTTTTAAGTTTTCCGTAATAGTCAAACTGCGTTGGAAATTTTAATCTATCTGTAAAATTAAACAGATGTAAAGGCACTCCGTGGTCTGCGCAGATATTATCCCAGGTGTAAACACAATTTAAAAATTCTCTTTTTTCTACATAGGTATTAAGTTCGAAAAACAATTTAACCTGCATATATGTATGTTTTCGAAGATCCGGAACAATTAATCCATCAGTAGCACTAAATTCAACACCCGGATAATTTCCGTAATCGTCGTAAGTTGACTTGTTTAATAGCTGCATTGATTTTTCTCTAACAATTGCATCCATATATCTATGAATATTTTCATCGTCTGAATCGCACTTGAAAGTGAAATAATCAGATGGAATACAATCTTCTTTAGAAATATCGTCGTATGCTATAATGAATCTATTAAATGATGCTAGACAAATAAAGACCTCATCAATGTCATCGTACAAATTAAACATCGATATAAGCCAATCGGTATATAATCTGTTTGATGCACCAGACATAGCATAAACAATGACTGGCTTATTGTTTAATTTACTGTAAATTTCTGCATAGTTGTTATCGTTCCATTGACTAAAACTGCCTACGCCTTTACTGTTCAAAACTGAAGTGTAGCCCATTGTGTGACTATCTCCAATGAATAAAGTTCTACCCATCAATATCCCTTATTTTCTTTTGGTAGAGAATCTTCGCGAATAACAAATTCTCTCCCACCTAGGCTACCAACAAACGCTCTAGTATTCTCTTTATATACCATTTTAATTTTTAAAGTTTGAAAAGCAACTTCTAAAAATGCTTTAGGTTTGTAACCTAAAACGTGCATATCAAAATCTTTACCTGCATCTGTGCAATGTACCTTAACCTGTGCGTCGATCATTTTGCCCACCAATCTTCGTAAGGAAATTCTATCCAAACATCGTTTTCTGCCTTATTGACCTCAAATCCAACATAGTCCATTTTAACATTACACCCGCTGGCAAGATTATCTACAATTACAGCAAAGCGTACACTATTGTTCCAAATCATATCCCAACGCTCATCGTGAGGAAAGCAACTGCTACGCCAATCGTCCATAATCCAATTAAGTGTAGCACCGCTATCGTTAATATCGTCTACAATAAGAATCTGTTTACCTGCAAATGCATCATCAGCCATCCATAGATTGCTTTCACTTGCTGTATGATCACGTAGGCTTACATTGAGTGAGTGCATTGGCACATCTAACCAATGACTAATCATAACAGCAGGGAGCAAACCTCCCCGTGTAAGTCCTACAATGTAATCAGGTCGCCAAGTACCAAAGCTACGGCAAATTTTACTAACGTTTACTGTAAATTCATTAAAATTAATTATGTGCTTGTTCATATCGTGTTTTTAAATATTGTTCGTGTTGTACCCATTTACCGTTAACATCAAATCCCCATTCACGTTGTTTAGGGCCTGGCATAAAGATTGTCCAACATTCTACGCCCGGTTCTAATTCTACACGATGAAAACTTTTTGCCTTACAAATTCTAAAGTGTCCAGGTCTTCTCCAAAAGCGACCTTCTGGAGTAGTTTCCCAATAACCACCTTTTAGAATAAGTGTGGCATAAGGCCAGGGATGATCGTGAAGATCATCTGGATCACCTTTTAAAAACTTGTGTAGGAAAATGTTAAATGGAAAACGGTCTCTATCTTTTAGAAATAGATAGTAGCGTTCTAAATATGGTTCGTCAGCTTCACGATCCATAACAATACGTTTACGACCCATACGTTCTAAGAGATTAAGAAACCATTTCATACACGATCCTTTAACCAAGCATCAACTGTTGCTTCTGCTTCTTCTTGGGTAACTGCATACGCATAAATCCAATAGCAATCGTCTTTGCCCTTAATATCAAAAGGTACAGGACCATTAAACAGAATGCCATCTTCTAGCATACGTTTTACTTCAAACTTCTTTAAATTTTTAGCACGATTAATTAAATCGTTAGCCATATCTACGGAATTACTCATCGCGGTGCAAACTCCTGTTGTAGTTTAATGTTATCAAAGAATTCCTTCTTTGTACCTGGATCATCTTTAAACGCACCTTTCAATACTGTAGTCTGCGTTAAAGAACTATGTGCCATAATACCACGGTTTTCACAACAACCGTGAGTGGCTTGGATGTAAACACCGAGGTCGGATGCAGCAGTGGCACGTTCTATTTCTCTAGCAATATCGTTGGCTAGTTCTTCTTGTAAGGTACCGCGACGAGCGCACCACTGAGCAATACGAGTGTACTTAGACAAACCAATAAGTTTTTGTGCGGCGATGATGCCAATGTAAGCGACACCACTAACGGGCTGATGATGATGACTGCACATAGAGCGCAACTCACTACGTACCACCAACATACCTTCGTAGCGATCTTCTGAGTCATTTGGAAATGCTGTTGCGCTTGGTGATGGGTCATATCTACCTGCCATAATTTCGTTGAAGTACATCTTAGCCAGTCGACGTGCTGTACCTTTTGAGTTAGGATCTGTTTCTCGATCGATTAGCAAACGATCAAGAACTAGTTCAAATGCTTCAGTTGCTTCTTCAATTAAGATTTCTTTATCTTCTTCGCTGACATAATCACTGATATTGTCACCAGCCCAAAAACGTTTGCCTTCGCGTTTCATTTTAAAGCGAAGATGATCGCCTAAGTATGCTTCTTCATAGCCACCATCGCCTGCCATAGCGTCTAGTGCTGTTTCTTGTTTTTTTAATTTCAATTAAATTCTCCGAGTTAATGTCGTGGATGACATAATAAGTTATTTTAGCATCTCTAAGAGATTATCGCAACTAAAATAATTCTTAGTTAAACGATCTACCTGTTTATTTAGGCGAGGTAGATAGGATTCGTAATTTTCCATATAATGGACAATTCGATCTACTATTGCTCCTCTATGTGCCCTATAAGAATTAAAAGATTCTGTCCACTCTGAAGGATAAGAAAAATCTTTTAATGCCATTTCACTGTAACTGAGTCTGTCTGGAACCATAGGAATAGTTTTAGTAATAGCACCTTCGTACCAACTAATTCCAAGTGTTTCTTGTAGGTTAGCACTAAACACTAGTTTAGATTCGCCTAGCATATTATGATATTCGTTTTTTGTAAGTTGACGTTCTTGACAAACAATAAACTCATATTGAGGAAGTTGTTCTTTTAAGTCATAAAATATATCGACTTGTTTCTCTGGAGCAATACGATGCGGGAAAAGAATAATGTTTTTCTTTTCCATTTCGCTGTACATACTTAAGGTATCTACCATATATTCCATTGGCCAACCTGTACGCATAATTTTATGTTTGGCAAACTCTCTAACAATGTTGGAGTTTTCATAACCTAACAGATTTTTACAGAACATTTCGATATGAAATTCTGTAGCGAACCAATTATAATCGATTGCGTGATAGAATGCTTTTTCTGAGTGTCTAACCCAAGGAGTGTCACCAATAAGTCGACCTAAGAAATCTTGAGGATCATATGATCCGGCGTGCCACAATGCGTGAATTTTTACAGGAATCTGTAAAAGCTCACTCATATATTTTAAGTTTATGATGCCAGGGTGCCAAGCATCAGTAAAGATAAAGTGATCATTAGGAGCCACTGATCCATTGCAAAACAACCGACCCATTTGCTCAACTTGACTAGACTTATATATATTGGTGCCACCAAAATTAAGAAAAGCGCCAGGAGTGGTTGCACTAGGAATATCCGTAGGGCCAGATATAATTTGAACATCGTGTCCTCTCTTTTTAAGAAGTGCAGGAAGGTGGGTTTTCCACTCGCCTGTGTAACGAGTTTCTACTGCCTCAAGGTCGACTAGGAAAACCCGTGCCATATCAACGACCTCTGCGATCGTAGTTATTGTTTCGACCTTCGTAGTTATTACTACGACCTTCAAAACGTGGCTTATTACCTTGGTAAGGTCTACGAGGACGCTTACTTGCCAAGTAGGCTTGGTAATTTGCAGAATCTTTGCGATAAAGATCTGCAGGATTAAAATCACGCAACTCAAATCTGCAGAAATCGAGATACGCATCTAGGTCATCAAAGACCTTAACAACATCAGGACGACTTTCAAAGTAATCGATGTCCTTGTAGTTTTTCATCTTACTTTCCTTTAATATTTGATGAATGAACCATTTTCTCCGTCTTCGGAGACCTCAATCCAAACCTCGCGGCCTGGATACTTATTGGAGATAGCGTCATACAAATCGTCTGACATCATCTCGCAACTCTTAAAGTCTAAACTAAGTGTAGCATCTTTATAAAGATTCTGCAACCATCGTTTAAACTGAATAAACTCAATATCGCGGTCATTATGTGTTACGCTAATCCAAACTTTAAAGTGAAAGATATGACGATGTGGATAGCCAAGGAAGCTAACATCATACTCGTCACCTGTAGCAAGGCTAGAATCTGTAAGAGCCGCTGGATATTTGTGCATACCCTCTTTTTGAAATGTAACCCAAATCATTTTATTGGGTCTTTGGTCTTGCCTAATAATCATACTGATAACAGTCCTTTACACAATTCACCGACTTCCTCTTTAGTTAGATGAAAATTGTAGATACTTGTATCGTCAACATCACCGTCTTTATTTAGGCTTTCTTGAATAAAATTTACAGCATATAGACCTTTGGGTGCAACGCACTCCCAAGATTCTACACGCATACGGAATCCAGAATTTTCTTTAATTGTAAATTCTTTAATTTTTAAATCAGGGTGTCTCATCTCATTGCCTCCATCATAACAATTTTACTTAAGCGATCGCCTAGGTCTTCATTTTCAGTAACTACGTGCATAGTGTTATGATTGCGATCAGTCTTTCGATCGTAACCTCGAGTCTCTACAACGTACCCACCACTGGCTTTGTAAATCTGTAAACGAATACCGTCAGATTGAAGACGATCAGCTTCTACAGCCAAGGTTGGTACTGCATCCATATCGTCATTGTCGCTATTGAGCCAATTACGGATACGCTGTTTAAATGTAAGTTTCATTTCTTTCCTTTTTACTCTGCGAGCAGGGCGAATAGCTGATTGTTTAGCAGTCGCATAGTTTATTGCCTGTCCAGTACTCATTTAATAATTTCATCCTTGCCATATTGATCCCAATCTGTGAAGCGATCTCTTCCCAGAAGGTCCTGTAGGTTATGGCACCATACCCCAGGGTTAGTTGCACAAAAATCTTTGTCGTCGATCTTTAGTGTAGCATTATAACCAAGTTGATTGATATAAGGTAATTTTACACTAATCTGCGGAATAAATCTACGCTTTTCGGTTAAACCGCTCTCGAGCAATCCTTCCGTTTCCTTAACATCAAAGTCAAGCGTACACCAGAAACCGTCTTCTGCATCTAGACAAACGTAGATCATATCTTCCCACGGACGCCAAGTTTCTACATCATTAACGCCATTAGTTTGGAAACTTTGATTAGCACCAAAATAGATATGCTTGCAGTTATGATTACGTGCAAGTTCCATAATAACATATGGGTCGTGAACACCTACAACAAATAAGGTCTTCATTCCAAATGCAGGAGTGCGTTCAATCTCCACACCAGTGAAGAATGTAATACCTTCGCTGACTCCGTCTGTGTAATCACGCTTCATTCATTTTCCTTAAAGTCAATAACATTGCCATCTTCGTCGGCTTGGATAATACGACGATAACCGTTTTCGCCTTCAATCACAATAGGACCCCAAATCCACATTTCGCTATCACTAGAAGACCAATCTCTGCTTTCTAGTGCATCGTAATAGCCATCTTCTTCCATTGCTTCTTCAATTTCTGCTTGCTCATCTTCGTCAATGTCATCTGGCCATTCTACGTCTGCCCAACAACCGTCAAAGGTTGATTCGAGCTCAACTTCTTCAATATTATTATAGTAGCAGTTGTTAATATCTATGCTGTCTTTAGATCCATCACCGCCTGGTACATAATCAAACTCAAACTTTGGCGGGTTTCCATCGTTAGTATAAACAATCCAAGATCCTCCACGCCAACCAGTTTTGTGAATAATTTCTTGTCCGTCTTTAGTAAAGTGTTCGTGTTCTTCAATAGACTTTTTGTAGTATGTACTTACAGTCCAAGCGGTAAGTTCTTTCTTTTCTGTAGTTTCGTCGCTACTATATGATGGTGAGGTATCGTCTGATGAAAAAGGCCAAGTTGCCATAATTATTTTTCCTTTTTAGCAAATAATCTTTTAATGGACTGAATTAAATTATAGTATCTAAAATGATAATTGTCAAGAAATGCTGAGCTCAAAAGAGGTTCTCTATGCGGACATCTTCCTTGATTCCAATCACAATTTGGTTGAATTTGTAAATTACAGGTTTGGCATTTCATTCTTCCAACCCCGCCTGTTTTGCCCTTAGCATTTCGATCTCATCTTTTAAAAAGAGTCGTTTCTTTTTAAGTTCGTGAATATTCTCTTCCCCAAATATTCCTGTTCTTTCCATATCGTCTACTTTTTTATCAAGCATACGATGTGCTTCTTCCAAGTGCTTAATTCTATTTTCGTACATATTAAACCTCTTCAAATAAAGTTGTGAACATCTTATTTGTATAAGAATATTTCTTTTTGTGATCTCCAAACATTTTACTTTTTTCGTTATGGCAATTTGCGCACAAGATTTTTAAATTGTCTGAAGATGTATTGCCTTTATCACCGTCGTGATGATCTATGGTAAGACTTCTATACGGATCTCTACAAAACCATCCAAGGTATCCTGATTGGTTTTCGCATCCTTTTGATTGCATCCATTCGTCCACTTCAAACCTTAACACAGTTCTATGAAGATTGCAAAAAGTTTTCCATTTCCAGGTAGGTGTACCATCTTTTTTAACATAACCTTTATGGTACCCTACTTGAGTATTGCAACCGGGTAAACTACATTTAGGAGCGTGATTCCTAGATAGAGATCGCATTTTAAGCCTTATTCAACTTTTAAATTATCCAACTCTTCGTCTTCTCTGTCGTCAGTCCAAGGAACTTCAACAGTTCCATCTTCTTTGACTTCATCAAAAAGACTATCTACAATGTTAGTAACACCACCACGTAGACGAGCACCTTCTAAGTTTTGTAAAAATCCAAGACGTTCTGCTTCAGCAATCATTTCAAATGCTTCTTCTTTAGTCTTGAGTTCAAACAATTCTTCAACAAATCTATTAAAATACAGAATGTTGCGCGGTACCCATTCTGAGTATTCATCACTTTTATCTGCATCTTTAACCTTGCGCCAGTGTCTCCAATCTGGTCTGTGACTTGCATATTCAATATCTGCTAGATTATTAGATCTTTGAACAGCACGAATGTGACATTCAACATTATGACCCATCATTAGAGCATAGGCAAAACTATCCCAAGAAGTTTTACCTTCTTTACCAATCTTGTTTAACATTCCCGGTGCATAGTGGCAAATATCAGCGACTGTAAGTCTGCGACCAAAATCGGATTCGAAAGGAAAAGGTATATCGTGCCGTCTGGCAAGACTCTTATTGTCCGGGGCTTTATCCATGATAACAGAGAATCGCTTATTGGTATGTTGGGCGTTAGTATATACCAATCCGTGAGCTGTTGCGATGAAAGGTGATGCGCAGTCAAAGGAAATTGTGAAGTTTTCATTTACGTGCTTTCTAATTTGACGCTGAATGCTTGTTAGATAACAAGCCCAGTCCAACTGTGCAGTACCCAAGAAGTGCATCCAATCCTTGCCTTCTAGCATACCGTCAAACCGCATAGTAATCAGTCTACGTAGTGTAATAGGCATCTTACACATATTAGCACCACCCATAGCCCATCCTTCTGCGGCTCTGTCTCCGTACTTGCTAGTATCGGAGTATTCTTTTACACCCTGGTACCACGCTTCTGCGTTTTCCCAGTTACTACCCTGTAAAACATTTAACAGTTTAGTACCGCCATCTTTTGCACCTAAACGATTTTGAATAAAATATTCATTGTTAAATCTTGTTTTATCTAAACAATCTTGAAATGATTTTAAACCTGTCTTTGGACTATGAATATGGTCACAAGCCCAGGTCGGAACGTCTAACATCATTGACCAATCAGCAGTAACATCTAGCCAAGTTAAGATCTTTTCGCGAGTTTTATTTGCTTCTGAGCCTTCAAAATTTTGCCAGTCGAACTTAATAACACCTTTACCGATCTGATAACCGCC